TTTAGTCGTCCCATTAAAGTTGCTGAATATGAATGGCAAGTCACCACAAATCTTTGGCAACAGTTGAATCCATGGTCTGAATTCTTTCAAAATCCTAGAGTTATCAACCGTATTGCCAACTATAATCTGTTGCGTGCTAAACTTAAGATGAAGCTAGTCATTAATGGAAGTGGATTCCATTATGGTCGAGCTCTGGCCGCTTATAAGCCTATGCACACATTAGATAATTTATCCGAGGATGTGTTTACACAAACTGAAGATGCGATTCAAGCTTCCCAGTTGCCTCATGTCTATTTGAATCCTACCACATCACAGGGTGGTGAAATCACCGCACCATTCTTTTGGAATAAGAATTGGTTGAGTATCCCCGATGAGGAGTGGAATTCGATGGGCAATCTTACTATTAGAGGTCTCGGATCGCTCGAACATGCCAATGGTGCTAATGATAGGTGCACCATATCGGTATTTGTTTGGGCAGAAGACGTTAAATTGGCGGTGCTCACATCGGCTGAACCATCTGCACTTACTGCGCAGTCAGGTTCAGAAGTTGATGAAGCAAATGCTAAAGGTATTATTTCTGGTCCTGCTACGGCTGTTGCCGGCATGGCATCGAAATTAACCACAATACCTAGAATTGCGCCATTTGCGAAAGCAACAGAAATTGGCGCAAATGCGATGTCAGATATGGCCAAAATTTTTGGTCTTTCTGCACCACCAATGACTAAAGCACCAGAGCCATATACACCTAGATCTGTTTCTAGTATGGCCAACACTACCGTGCCCCAAGTACTAGCGAAATTGACTGTTGATGATAAACAAGAGTTGAGTATTGACCCGCGTATTGCGGGAGTTGGTGGTGTTGATGCCTTGAATATCAAAGAAATTGCTAAACGTGAGACTTATATTGGCAATTTTGTTTGGGTAGAAGGCACGGCGCCAGAAACAGCTATTGGTAGCATTCGAGTAGATCCTTGTATTTTCAAGACATCTATTCGTAGCGCTAAAACAGCGTACCATTTTCCAGCGTGTGCAGTCGCGGCTATGCCGTTTAAATTTTGGACAGGCACAATGCGATATCGTTTTATGATCGCATGTTCGTCGTTTCATAAGGGACGATTGAAGATTGTGTATGATCCAAATTCGTTGGCTAGTAATGAGTATAATACTAATTATGTTCAAATTATTGACTTGGCTGACCGCACTGATTTTACTATTGAAGTTGGTAACGGCCAGAATAATTCTCTGCTTACACATTGTCAACCAGGAGTTGATTCCCCTGCTGACGTGTTTTTGCAAGGATCTGGAATTATGGCTAAGGAGACATATGGAAATGGTACTATTACTATGTCCATTGTCAATGAACTCACTAGTCCTACAACCGCTTCACAGTCGTTAGATGTTCACTGTTTTGTTTCGGCAGGGGACGATTTCGAAGTCTTTGTTCCTGATGGCAAATTTCAACAATTTGTTTTTAAACCACAATCCGGATTTGAGCCCCAGTCCGGTAGCTTGATTGAACAGAGTGCTATGATTCACGCTGATGGCATGAATGCACAAGAGGAATCTGCACCGCTTCAAAATATAGCAGATTCTCTTGGGCCTACGAAACATCAACATAATATGTTGAACCTGGTATACACAGGTGAGAAGATTCAATCTTTTAGGCAATTACTTAAAAGATACAATCTACACGCAACCGTTGGATATTTAGCAGCTACGAATGCAAACTCTGCTATTTCAGGATCATTACCAATGTTCCCTTTTCTGCGAGGGGCAGTCGATGGTGCAGTGCACCAGACTGGAGACGATGATGCTTATAATTATTGTAATACTGTGCTATTACATTGGGTCACTTATGCCTTTGCCGGATGGCGAGGCAGCGTTAGGTGGAAGATCACCAGGAGTGGTACTCCAACTGCAGGAGACTTAATGAGTGGTGAAGTTGAAATGGGGGATGTTGGAGTTGTGGCATATGAGTCATTTGTTACTTCTATACCAAATGCTACTTCGATGAGTGTTGCAGCAGAGCGCACCGTTGTCGATTATAATATTACTGGTAATCCTAGGATTAGTTACCCTATGTCAGGAGCCAAAGGAAAACTTTATGTAACATCTAAAGTTAACCCTAATATGGAGTTCGAAATTCCATATTACAATCAAAAGCGATTTTCACCTGCAAAGGTTGAGAATCGCACTAGTATTGCGTTTCATGAACCTAACTTCAATTTCCGCATCCACGATAGGGGAACACTTAGTATTACCTATCAAGCACATTGTGCTGCAGGGGAGGATTTCCAGTGCTATTTTTGGACTGGATTACCGGTCATGTATTACGAACCGACTCCTCCTTCTCCATAAATATAAATTATAGTGTGTAGCCCACTATGGCGCCTTTAGAGAGGCGCATGGCTTTAGCCAGATTAAATTTGTAACAAACTTGAACTTTTTCAAGTGTTCTAACCTAATCTGGTTAGAGCATGGAATTTTTTATTCAAGGGAGTTACAAATTTTAAAATATCT